AGGTATTGGTGTTGTCGTACTGTGTCCATCCGCTCCGTGTGCGAAATGGATACGCCGCGCCTTGACCGCTCGGATTTACATAATGTAAAGCGCCGTCATCTGCGTCAGGAGAAGTTGCGGTGCTAAATGATGGCTGATAAGGCCCCATGGTGACGTTGCGTGGACGTAAAACCCAAAATAGCGTAAAGGTTGCATCGCCGTTTAAGATGTTAGTAAAAGATAAAAAGTCGTTAGAGCCGTCAAAGCGAACAACAGGTAGACCATTAATCACACTAGTCACGCGAGTAGGTTGAGAAGCTACAGTTGCCTGTGTTGCATTGCGAGAATTACCTGACTTGTCACCCCATTGGCTAATGATATTGGATGACGAATAAGTGAAAGTACCTGCATCATCGGCGTCATACCAAACAGACATCCCTGAAACAGGGCTGAGGCCTGCAGGTGCCACGCTTAGCGTCCCTACGATGTTGTTAAGCATTAGGCGATCGCACCTACGACGTACCACGCATCGGTGCCAGTCTTAATGCAAGCCGCTGACTTATATTGTGCAAGTGTAGGTGAAGCCGCTGTTGCACCAGCTGAAAGGACTGTAGTTGTGCCCGAAGTAACGGCAGAGATTGTGCAGAGCCCGACGCCTTTATTAAGGATAGTGATAACAGAACCGACAGGAATAGCCGCTGTCGCATTGGTAGGGATCTTCAAGGCGATTGCTGTTGCCTTGTTCATAGGGACTAGGACTTGATAGGAGTCGGCGACAGTCAGCGTGTAGTCGGCTGTCTGATCTGCCTTGATCTCAAAGGTGACTAGGCCGTTATAGTCTGCAGCCGTAAAGATGTCGCCTGTTGTCGCTGGAAAGCCTGTTGCCATTGTTTTCTCCTAGTATCCCATAATGGATTGTCCGATTATACCGTAAGTCGATGATCCTATGATGAATCCTTCTACTATAGGCTCAAGTGTTGTAACTGTGCACTTCATTGAGTTTGGGGTGATGTCCCATGCTAAGCCCTGCACTTGCAAGGTTTTAACGATTGTCGAGCCATTCTCCTGCACATTGGTTATCTGCAGATTGTCAAAGTAATCGAGGCCGATCATTGTGTCTGTAGGGACTGCCGTGTCTAATAGATCGACTGTCATCGCATCGATTCTGATATCGGTTTGGGCTCGCGTGGCGACATAGATTCGAGCAATGTCTAAGACTTGAGCATCTGTTTCAGGGATCATCTCTGTCAAGGTAGTGCCATGAGGGAAGTACTTAGCCGATGAATCAACGTTACCAACGACTTGAGCCGTACCACCTAAGCGAGTCATGCTGGCCTGATTGATAATGAGCTTGTCGTCGAAGGCATAACGAAGGTCAGAATATGGGATCCCAGTAGTCTGATTGAACTCAATCGGTGTAGCCGCTAGAGAACCTACGACATCGTTACGATCCTTAAATTCTGCCGTGCCATCGGTACGAATAAAGAATGCGCCTTGCTCTGCAAACTCTGCCGCCTTGAGGGCTTGCAAGGATGTGCGAGCTGTAGAAGGATCGGCTTGAACTGTTGTCGATCCTGTGTCTGTAATTCTCATCGATGTAGGGAATGAGACTTGATCGAGAATCTTTGTGATGCGTGTGCCAGTAGTCTGACCCGCTGTGGCGCCCGTCACACTTGCTATGTTAGCCATCTGAAAAAGTCTAAAGGCATCCGAGCAGACGATATCCACATAGCCTAATTCTTGACCAGTTGGAAAAGAGTATTTATAGGAATCAACATAGCCTGAGAATAAAAAGTGCTGGCTGGTTGCAGTAGTAGCCGCCACTCTCACTTTACGAAGCGGAGTTAAGTAGCCAAAGTAGGGTGAAGATGTGTTTTGTGGGTTGAAAGCGCCAGTCTCATCAATAACACGGACAGTACAGTTTCCGGTTTCGTAGGTGTCGCGCATGATATTGCGACCACGGCTGATCTTAATTGATCTCGTTTGGCTACTCAGATCAACAACAGGATCAGGTACCTCTGTAGCTGCGAACTGAGATACGCCGATAACGCCATTGATCGGATCGCCAATAGTAAAGGGGTAACCGAATGTAGCGCCTTGGCTAAAGTCAAACGAGACCGAGATCGTGGCAGGTAAGGTCATTTGATTGACGGCGCTCCGCGTCCGTTATATCGGCTGACATCACTAAAGGTCCCTGATAGAGATTGATTGACTTGAGTGTTTGTGACTGCTCCGCCTACTACATCACCATCAAGATTAACAACTACGTTCACTGTATTAGCGGAAGTAGCGCCGCCTAAGGCACCGATGCCTAAATAGTCTGCCGCAGCTCTTGGAGCGATGGCACCGCTAGGCACGTTAAATGTAGGGAATGTAGGTGTAGGCACGTCAGGCGCTTTCCAATTACGATAAGGATTGGGAGCCTCAGGCGTATTAAGTAAAGCCGCATTAAGATCATTTTGACGCTTGACTGCATCAGTCAATTCTTTAGATAACTTAGTCGCCTTGGCTTCATTGTCATCAAGCAAGGCTAATTGAAGGTTAAGCGATAGGCGATCTGTTTCGCTGATCTTGCCTTTAAGGGCAGCAACCATGCCGATGCGATCTAGGTCAATAGTCTTGGCGGCCTTAGTAAGCGCGTTGGTCTTTTTCTGCGAGTCTAATTCTTTTTTCTTCATATTGGCTAAGGCTTTAGCACGCTTGGCGGCATCATTTTCTGCCTTCTTGCGAGCTGTAGCGTTAGGGTCTACATAACCAAGGCGACCAGTATGCTCTGAAACTCTGCCCTCAAGTGGTTTTCCGGCTGCGCCCATTTTGGAAAATTGATCAAGTAATCTTACAATCGGTGAAAAGGTCTTTAAGAAACCTTGTCCTCCCATAGCTTTGTCCAAAAATCCCATGCCGGGTAAAGATTTTATTTGCTCGATCATAATGCCCATGCCATAAATAGCATCGCCAAGCCATGTACCAAATTCCTGCATTGAATCAGCTAATGGTTGGATACTATTTCCACCGCCGGATACCAGAGATAGAGCATCAACCAATCCTTTTCCAATACTTTCCTGAGCCTCATTAGCAGCATTGGATAAAATACCCATCTTGCCAGCATAGGTTTCAAGGTAGGCAGCGTTAGATCCCTTAAATTGGTTCGTAAGTTTTTCTTGGATGTTTGCAAAGCTCATTGTTGTCAGCTCTGCGTTTGTAAGCCCAAGTGAATATTTTTTTAATCCTTTAGTATTTCCAACATAGGCCATGCTTAAATCATTAACTACTGTCTCGTAATCGACTCCGCTGCCTCTGCTTATGTCTAAGGCTTGGGCAAGTAATTCTTGAGACTTTGTGACTGAGCCAGTAGTCTGCAATAGCTTCTGCATGGCTGGACGTAAATTGTCATCTGCCTCACCGGATGCGTTAGCAAGGTCACTTATAAACTTTTCGATTCTAGGTGTTTCAAAAGCAAGACCAAGATTTTTTACCGACATCGCTAAACGTGATGCAGCCTTCTGATCTTCAATAAATGCCTCAGCAGCGGCTTTGCCGAATTGAACAATTTTTTGAACGCTAAACGCCGCAAGCATAGTGACGCCTAGCTTTTTAACGCCCTTTTCTAATGCGCTTGTCGATTTATTAGCTTGAGTAAAAGCCTTCTTGCCCTTAAACTCACTGGTAATCGGGATGCGTAATTCAGCCATCAGATATTGCCTCTCGCGTTAAACTTAGCGGCTGCCTTTTCTAGCGCCTTAATTACTCCAGCCTTTGCTTTGCCTTCATCTTGGTTGTAAGCCTTAAACATAGCTCGACCTTGCATCTTGCCTGCGCCCGTCATTGTGCCGGGCAGATTAGACACGAACTTGCTACGAGACTTGCGTCCAGCCCATTCGTAGATAACTCCAGCCGCGGTCTTGTTGTGGATCGATACTGTAGAGATCCAGCCCTGTCGATTGGGCTTAGTAGGTGTCAGTTTATAGCCTACGCCTCGACGTGCTTCGCCTGCGTCATACATTGGAAAGGTTGCAGTTTTCACTTCATGCTTAACGAAACCGGAAGGCATCGCGCCGTTAGACGGCATAAAACCTCTGGCCTTTTTAACCAAAGGCTTTAGGAATCCAACCATTTCATCGCGTGTTTCTTTGTCTAGGTCAGGGGCGAATTGCTTCAGAGCCTTGCGGAGCGCGTTAGCGCCTTTTAGCTCTGTAGGCATCGCTCTGCTCCTTCGCTCTATCCTTCAGTGCTTTCAATAGCATCTGAAGCA